TAAATAAATAGTCAAAGTAAGGGGTACTTCTGGTACTACTGGTACAAATTTGTATTTATTTTTGGAAAAAGGGCGGATACAGATAGTTTTTTGCATTAGTGGATATATGAATAAATACTTATATCAAATTCAAGGTGCGTTGGAAAACGCAGACAGAAGTTTCGGTGGCTTCAGGGTATTTGTTTGCACAAATTATAATTTTGGATTAGCTGACGCTCCTGCTGAAATATTTGACCAAGAAACAATTAAATATCTTGAGTTTAGGTTAAAGTTATCAGAAACGTTTGATATGAGAAAGTTACCTGCCACTGTGCAGAATGACATTAAAATGCCGCTTGGGCATTGGTTAGACGAATGGGTATTGAATTTAATTTATGGCGATACTAGCGAATCAGAAGATTTTAACCTTGGATTATTGGAAAACGGCACACAACCTAAAAAAAGGTGATGTTGTTTTTGATCAACAAGGTAATCCTTGTACTGTTACGTTAGTTCAAGAATACAGATCGCCTAAATGCTATGCTGTCCAATTTAACGATAAATTGGAAGTTTGTGGTGACCAGCACCTATCATTTTTAGTAGAGACGGGTTATTATAGAGAACACTTATTACGTTACAAAGGCGTTCAAAAATTTAGGCAAAAGTTATTGGAAGTTAGTGTTTTAGATTTATTGGAAACAGATGAAAGGCTTTCTTTACCAACAACACAACCCATTAAACTACCACATCAAACATTACCAGTACCGCCGTTCTTATTTGGATTTTGGTTTTTTAATCGGCGGTCTGACAAAACCATGGCGGCACCTAGAGGATTTTCTGAATACGTTCATGAACAATTTAAAGACTGTGGGTATAAAGTAAAAGAACATTCGAAATTACCTACAGGCGAAAAAAAGTTTTCAGTTACACCAACAATCGAAAGTCACTTGGTTGGATACCCCACCCACAAGATACCGAACAACTATCTGATGGGTTCAGAAGAACAGCGAATTGAATTATTACGTGGCATTATACATGCTAAATCCTATCAGTATTCAGTAGCAAAGAATAAGTTTAGATTTAGTTCAAAGCATTATGCCATTATTTTACAGATGCAAGGATTGTTAGAATCTTTAGGACATAAAATCACAGTGCAACACGACAACATATTAAACAACTATAGTATCTTTTTTAAATCAAAGCTACCATTAGTCCATAATCAAAAAGAACCCAAAACAAGGGTGCATTTGGCTCGTCGATATATTCGAGAGGTTATACCTCTACCAGAGCAATTGTGTGTGCATATTGAAACTGACAGCCCAAACACAGGTTTTTTGGTAGGTGAAGGATTTATACCATGTCACTAAGTCCACAAAACCAAAAACTTATTGAGAAGTTTATTAAAGAACGTCAACACTGGCCTAAAGAACAACTTGACTTAGCCACATGGCAAATCAAATGGAAGTTACAAGCACTTCCACATCAAAAAGAACCAGAAGATGGGGAGTATGATACATTCCTCATGTTGGCGGGTCGAGGATCTGGAAAGACACACACTGCATCACATTGGATTGGTATTCGTGCGGCAACCTTGGATAACACCCGTTGGTTGGTAACAGCACCAACGTCCAACGACATTCGAGCAACGTGCTTTGAAGGTGATTCGGGATTACTTAACATCATACCTCCTTCGTTGATTGAGAGTTACAATAAATCGTTGTTTGAGATTACTTTAAAGAATGGTTCTTTGATACAGGGTATACCTGGTTCAGAACCAGAACGTTATCGTGGTAAGCAATATCATGGTGCGTGGTTTGATGAGTTGTGTGCGTTTGATTATATTGACGAGGCATATGATGGTGTGCAGTTTACATTACGTTTGCGTGATCCAAGGCTTGCACGTGTTCAGCAAATTATCACAACCACACCTAAACCAAAAGAGTTAATTGTTGACCTTAATGAGGGTAAAGTTGGTGGCGATGTGTATGTGGCAAATGCTTCATCTTACGACAACAGACAAAACCTTTCAGAAACGTTCTTTAAACAGCTTGAGACGTATGATGGCACCGACATTGGAAAACAAGAGATTTATGGTCAAATTCTTGACCCAGAATCTGCGGGTATTATCAAACGTAAGATGTTTAAGATGTGGCCAGCCAAAAAGCCAACACCAAACTTGGAATATGTGATTGCGTCTTATGACCCAGCCACCTCAGAAAAAACCATGAATGACCCAACAGCGTGTACAGTGTGGGGAATTTTTGAACAGACTGACGTCGGCACGTGCATTATTTTATTGGATTCTTGGGATGCTCATTTATCTTACCCAGAACTTCGACGTAAAGTGATTGATGATTTTAAAGAAGTTGTTTACGGAGCTGACAATACGTTTGCTAAAGGGCGTAAGGCTGACCTTATTTTGATGGAAGACAAGTCTGCTGGTATCTCTTTGATACAAGAACTTCAAGGTGCTCAAGTGCCAGTCCGAAGTTACAACCCAGGACGTGCTGATAAAGTTCAACGTCTTAATATTGTAGCACCAATTGTGTCAAAAGGCAAGGTATATATTCCAGAAGAGCCAACACAAAAAGGCGAATTTGCCCATTGGGCAAAAAGATTTTTACGTCAAGTGTGTTCATTCCCAGAAGCGGGCGGTCATGATGACTATGTGGACTCACTTTCACAAGCATTACGAGTACTTAGAGACTCGGGATGGATTCAATTAGATCCGTTGCCAGCCAGAGATTATAGTTACGCTGACGACGATTACAGAAAAAGAACTGCAAATCCCTACGCACAGTAGGGCGGAAACCTCCTATTTTTTGCATTAGTGTAAATAGGAATCTTCATTCACCAATTTTTTATAAAAGCATATGGCAAATCCAATATTACCGATTCAAGCTGGCAGTAACCTGCTTAATCTTGACGCTGAAGATGATCTTCACAAAAAAGAAGGTCAAGATGAGGACATGGAAGCATATGCAGAGATGTTTGATTTAGAAGATGACCAAGTAGAACAAGAAGTTATAGAGCTTGAAGATGGCTCTGTAGTAGTAAATTTCCAAGAAAAAGAAGGTCCGCAAAAGAATCCAGAGTTTTATGCTAACTTAGCAGAAGAATTTGACGAGCAAACTTTAAATTCCCTTGCAATTGAATACTTAGACTTAATTGACGTCGATAAAGAATCAAGAGAGCAAAGGGACAAACAATATGAAGAGGGATTACGTCGCACTGGTCTTGGTAAGGACGCTCCAGGCGGTGCTACTTTCGATGGTGCTAGTAAAGTTGTTCATCCAGTTATGGCAGAAGCTTGTGTAGATTTTGCTGCAAACTCAGCAAAAGAACTTTTACCGCCCGATGGATTGGTTAAATCCAACATTAAGGGCGAGGCTGACCGCAAAAAAGAAAGTACTGCAGATCGTAAAGTAACGTTTATGAACTGGCAGTTAACGGAACAGATTCCAGAATACCGTGATGAGATGGAGCAATTGCTCACTCAGTTACCACTTGGTGGTTCACAGTTCTTAAAATGGCGTTATGATGACGAACAAAAGCGCCCAATGTGTGAATGGGTGCCAATTGATAATATTCTGTTACCTTATTCATCTACAAATTTCTACACAGCCCAACGTGTAACAGAAGTTCAAGACATTACTGAAGATATTTTCCTTCAACGTGTGGAGCAAGGTATTTATGTTGACATAGATTCTGAATATTCTTCAGATGCACCACTTAATGACCAAACACAATCTGCAAAAGCAAATGACAAAATTGAAGGAAAAGATTTACCTTCTAAAAACGTAGATGGTTTGCGTAGAATTTATGAGATTACATGTTTTATGAGGTTGGAAAATGATTCAGAAACCGATGGAAGACGTGCACCATACATTTTAACAATTGACGAAACAACTAGCAAGGTATTATCTTTAAAACGTAATTGGGAATCTGGCGATGAAAAACTTGAAAAGATGGACTGGTACGTTGAATTTAAGTTCATACCTTGGCGCGGCGCTTATGCTATTGGTTTACCTCACCTTATTGGCGGTCTTGCTGCCGCTCTCACTGGCTCACTTCGTGCTCTCCTTGATGCTGCGCATATTAACAACAGTCAGACAATGCTTAAACTCAAGGGTGGACGCATTGGTGGACAAAGTGATAGGATTGAACCTACCCAAGTAGTTGAAATTGAAGGTGCACCCGGTGTGGACGATGTGCGTAAATTGGCAATGCCAATGCCATTTAACCCACCATCAAATGTTTTATTCTCATTATTGGGTTGGTTAACTGACCAAGCCAAAGGTGTGGTGACAACGGCAGAAGAAAAAATTGGTGAAGCCAATAATCAAATGCCCGTTGGCACAACACAAGCGTTGATTGAGCAAGGTGCTAAGGTTTTCTCAAGCATTCATGCACGTTTGCACCGTTCACAAGCCAAATCTTTAAAAATTATCTCTCGCATTAACCACTGGTACCTTGATGAAATGGACAACCAGTCTGGTGAAGAGATTGAAGTACGTGATTTTGCTTACAACAATGACGTTAGACCAGTTTCTGACCCCAATATTTTTTCTGAAACACAGAGATTGGCTCAAAATCAAGCATTGTTGCAATTGGCAACATCTGCGCCCCCAGGAATGTTTAATATACGTGCGGTATATAGCCGTATTTTAAGTCAAATGAAGATACCAGCAGTCTCCGAAGTGCTACCAAATCCTCAAGGTGTGGTGGAATCTAACCCAGCACTTGAAAACGTAGCAATGACAATGGGTCAAGCGTCTGCCGCATTCCCAGACCAAGATCACATTGCCCATATTCAAGTGCATTTGGAGTATGCAAACAACCCAGCATATGGTGGAAACCCAGTTATTGGGCCTACATTCTCACCACTTGCCTTAGAACACATCAAACAACATTTAACCTTGCACTATTTGCAAGAAATGCGTAGTTATGTGGCTCAAGCAGGATCAGGAAAAGATGATTTTGAGTTACATAAAGAGAAACCACTTGACCAAAACGCTCAAAAAGCGCTTGCATTAGCCTCTAAATTGGTTGACCAAGACGCCAAAACAAATTTGGCACCTTATGTTCAACAAATTCAGTTGTTATCACAAAAAGTTGCACAAGCCCAACAAGCAAAACAACAACAAATGCTTGGTCAAGACCCAACAGCCAACGTTATTCTGCAAACACAAATGGCAGAGACCAAACGCAAGACAGAAGAAATGCAAGCTCGTATGCAGTTGGATGCTCAAAAACAACAACAAGAGTATCAACTCAAATTGGCAGAGTTGCAACAGAAAGTTCAAGAGTTACAAGCTAAGTATTCAACACAAACTAGTATCGATAACCAACGTAATGCAACAGATATTGCAATGGCTAACATCAATAATGCTGCAAAAGAGCGTGTTGCAATGATTTCAGCACAAGCACAGATGGATCAGCAACAAAGACAACTTGAAGCAGAACAAAATCAGTCTGCTTTGGATGCTATTAACGCCGCAAACCAAGATATTAGACAACATGGACTGGCTGTACAGCAACAAACATTTGAACAACAGTCACAACAGGTGCAAAACCAGATTGAAATGGAAAAAGCACAGCAACAACATGCTTTAGAAACACAACAAGCGGCACAACAGCACCAACAAGGTCTACAACAAGCAAATCAACAGCATCAACAGCAGTTGCAACAAGCGAATGAGCAACATCAGCAACAAATGGCTCAAATGGAGCAACAACAAGCGCAACAACCACAACAATCACAACCACAAGAAGGACAATAACATGGCAAAAGATGAATTAGGTTTTCGTAAAGCCTATAAAATGACTGGCACACCTGGCTATGCTGGTGGCCCAGACCAAAAAGTAGAAAACGGACCATCTGGAAGCAAACGTGCTAATAATGCTGTTTTAAATGGTAACAAAATGGCTAAAGGAAGCAAAGTTGGACCAGATAAAAACCTCAAAGACATTGGTAGCGGAAACTTTTATTGATTTTAAGGGCGGATTTGCTCAAATTGTTGCATTAGTAAGAGTAGAAGGAAAAAACTCCGACGGGAGCCGTTCTTGCCAACTCAAGAACTTACCTTCTAACTTTTAAACTAGTTGGGGTTAAAAATGAAAACATGCACTAAATGTGGTAATCAAAGACTATTTAGTCAATTTAATAAAAGAAAAGCATCTGTAGACGGACTACAGCCTATTTGTAATTTATGTTCAAAAAATAGACTTAAATTAAACTATTCAAAAAAAATGGACAGTGTAGACGGCCATATTGAAATAATTTTAGCAAGAATTAAAAAACGAGCTAAAGATAATAATTTAAATTTTAATTTAACTGCGGCATATTTAAAATCAATAATTAAGGTAACTTGCCCCATACTTAATGTTGAGTTAACTTGGTGTAAAAAATCGGGAAAACCAACAGACAATTCTCCTTCATTAGACAGATTTAAACCAAAACTTGGTTATGTTGAAGGAAACGTGGGTTGGGTGTCTTACAGAGCGAACCGTTTAAAAAATGATTCATCTGTGGAAGAAATTGAAAAATTATTAAATTGGATGAAAAGTTTTGCGTGATATTTTAAGCGAGATTCTGAAAAGAATTAAAACCGCAAACAACGAAATGACAGAAGCGATTGCTTCTGGCATTAACATACACACTTTTGATTCTTATCAACGGTATGTAGGTAAACGTGAGGGTTTATCCGATGCCCTAGCGATTATTGAAGCAATATTATCGGAGGATGACGAAGACCTGTAGAGGTCAAGGAGTTTGCCGTATGGCAATAGATTATAAGCAAAATGAAGAAGCAGATTTACGTACAGAATTGGAATGTTTTCCGATTGTAGATCCTGGTGTAGAGGTGGCTGGAGACAGAGTATTGGTTCAGTTACGTAGACAAAAAGTAAAAAGCAAAGGTGGCATCATTTTTGTTGATGAAACTCAACAAACACTGAAGTTTAATGAAACAGTAGCCAAAGTAATACAAATTGGACCTTTAGCATATAAATCACCGGACACATTAGAGCCTTGGATTGAAGGCCCTTGGTGTAAAGAAGGTGATTTGGTAAGGACAATTAAGTATGGTGGAGACCGTTTTGTTGTTGACCCAGGTGATGATAGTGGTGCAGTAGTGTTTATTACATTACAAGCCCGTGAAATCATTTCTCGCATTAAAAGTTTTGAATATGCGCAGAAAATGAAAGCTTTTGTAGACTAATTTTGAAAGAAAATTATGAGTGAAAATGAAAAGGATATACCCGTCAAAGAGATGGAAGACGGCTCGGCATTAGCAAAAATTGATTTTCCAGAGGATTTTGATTCTCCAGAAGATACAAAAAAACATCACGAAGATGATGAAGAATATGATGAAGAAGAAGTTCATGCTGAAACGTCTGAAG